GATTTCCGCACAGAGTATTCTCTACTCTATGGGAGTCAGCATCACGATCGACGTTCCGATCACGGGTTATACCGTGGCGGAGCAGAAGACCATCGTCGATGCATTCACTAAGTGGTGCACCGACGCGTCTGGCGCGAACATCACCAAGCTTCTTGGTGGTGAGAGCTGATCACCATTGAGAGCATTCTGCTCTCTTTAGTGATCTTTTCACTTCTCGTGTCTGCTATATTCGCTGGCGCGATCGTAACGATCGTGTTCGTGAATCAGGCAGTTAAGAGGCGTGCGCGGCATAAGTAGCTATGGAAGCCGACCCTTAGGAGGGCGACTTGAAAAGCCTTATGTCTCTTGTAGGGACGGTCCTCGAAGATCTTGAGGACCTGAGCTCTGCTAGCACCACGCGTGACTTAAAAACAGTCGCGCGTCGCGTCGAACTAGAGGGGTTATCGTTTTTGACGATAACCCTGGCCAACTTCGGAAAAGACTTCCAAAAAAGTCTCGACCGCGGTTGTACCGCTCCATCTGACTTTGCTGGTTTCAGCAGGTCAGGAGCGCTCCCCCGATTTCTCGGAGGTTTGCTCGAGCTAGTGTTCGACAAGAGTTCTGGAGTGTTACTTGACACACCAAGCGTAGCAGCCATAGCTGGAATTCACCAGTTCACTTCGATGTTTTCGAAGATGGAGGTTGCGTGCAGTGACGAGCGCGTGGCGAAAGCCGTGCGCGCGTACGTCGAGTGTGACATTAATATCCGGACAACTGACAAAGCCTTTACAGGCGAGCTTCGGAGAGAATTCTCCTTGGCGAGTCAGGTGTTGTATTCCGATGCCCTCCATTATATGGAGGGGCTCGTCGAAAACGATGAGCTCATCCCGAGACATGGTCCCGGTAAGGTCGCCGAAAGGCTATCTTATAATCGTAAATACGATTCGATGCATTGGACTACCCGGCTTGAGTCCGTCTTCCCGCATATGCGGTGGATGTACCCAAGTTTTTCCGTTGGACTCGATGAGCCCTTCGGACCGGTGGATATTAGGGAACCCGGTGCTGAGACCCCCGTTAGGGTGGTCACAGTGCCTAAGACGCTGAAAGCGCCCCGTGTGATTGCGATTGAGCCTACCTGTATGCAGTTTGTGCAACAGGCAGTAGCCCACCCGCTCATGCGTCGACTCGAGTCTGATCCTATGATCGGCTCGATGATCGGATTTACTGACCAGCTCCCTAACCAGGAATTGGCCCGTAAAGGATCCCTATATGGGCTCCTAGCTACACTCGATCTGAGTGAAGCATCTGATCGCGTTTCCAATCAGCATGTACTTGAGCTATTTCGCCCTAGCCCCCTCCTCTCGGAGGTGGTGCAGGCAAGTCGCTCACGGAAGGCTGATGTGCCTGGTCATGGCGTAATACGCCTAGCCAAGTTCGCATCAATGGGTTCAGCGCTTTGCTTTCCCGTGGAAGCTATGGTCTTCTTGACCGTTGCCTTCATGGGAATTGCTCGTGCGCTTAACACTACAGTTACCCCTCGCCTCGTTAAGAGGATGAGGGGCCTGGTGCGTGTCTACGGGGACGATATTATTGTCCCCGCAGAATTCGCAGATACCGTGTCCACGACCCTTGACCTTTTGGGGTACAAGGTTAACACCGGAAAGTCTTTCTGGACTGGGAAGTTCAGAGAGTCCTGCGGCGGGGACTTCTACCATGGGCACCGGATTACTCCGGTTAAGCTCAGGGTTGAAGTTCCTGGGACACGGACGCATGCTGAAGAGGTTGTCTCTTTCGCGTCCTTCAGGAACCAGCTTTACAAAGCTGGCTACTGGAAGACAGTCCGCTGGTGCGACGATCACATGAGTAATATACTCGGTGGCGTTTTCCCGGCGGTGGCAGAGACTTCCAATGCGGTTGGTCGTCACACATTCCTTCCTCTTGTGGAGGGCAAAATGTGCTCGCACCTGCAGAAGCCTTTGGTTAAGGCCTATGTGCTTGCGAGTAAACCTCGAGCTGACAAGCTCGAGGGTTATGGCGCCTTGATGAAGTTCTTCCTCAAGGTTGGCGATGAGCCAATCATGGGGGATCACCTCATCCATGCGGGACGTCCGCAGTCGTCTAGCTTAAGACTGCGGAACGTGAGTCTCCGGTAACGGAGACCACGGGGCTCGTCCACATTGTGGGCGGGTGGCGACGAC